TCAATTGCTCCTGGGCTGGTAGGGTTTCTGGTGCGCGCATCCGAGCGCGCCGCGCGTGGCGCAGCGAGGGCAGGGATCGGCGCTGACTGCATACGGCCGGGCGTCGCCGGCGCCGCGATCGGGCATCTGCAGCGGGAACGATCCGCCTCGATCAACATCCAGCGGCGTGCCATTGGAGAACTTGCGGGCGATTGCAACACGCTCTTCGCGGCGGCGCGCGTCTTCTTGGATCTGCTGGGCGAGCTGGTTCATGCGCGTCTTGCCTGCTGCCAATTGGCCCAGGCTTCAGCATGCTCTGGGCAAAGGTCCTTCTCCGGCGCCGGGCTTATGGTGCAGCGCGCGCAGATCGGCTTGTCGCATGTGCCGGATCGCCTGCCGGGAACCTTCCAGTCGCACTCGAGATCGGCGCGGTTGCCGCATTTCACGCACTTCGGCCGCGCCTTTGTTCCGCAGACGAACATGCCGGTGCCATCAGGAAGGCGGATGTATTCGCAGGTCATCTGCCCTCCGAATAGTCGGGCAACATCGGCGGCATGTTGCCTGTTGCATACGTGGCGGCGATCTGCGGTCGGATGGCTTGGCCAAGCAGCTGGCCATCGGGCAGCACGATGTTGGCAAGGAACTCGTCCTCGAACTCGCTGATGCCGCACTCAACGGCCTCGAGCTTTGCCTTCACGACGAGCGCCAGAGTACGCCAGCGTTGCCGACAGGCCTGCTCCCAGAGCTTGCGCGCGGCCTCGGGCGCGCGGTCGACCATGAAGGCCCCGCGCCGGTACGACTTGAACTCCGGAAGATCAGGATCCGGCAAGGTGAGGACGAAGCGAACATAGCGATCGTGCGCGCGAAACGAGACCATCGTCTGCGTCTTGCCCTGCCAGCCGTAGCTGAATGCGTCGGCTCCATAACGCGTTAGCGTTCGCTCGATCTCCATCCGGGAAGCTTCCGAGCTGACCTCGGTCTTCGCTGCGTAGCGCGTCATTGGACCGTCGCCTCTGCAGCCTGGTGGCTAAGCGTCGCTGCTTCGCAGCTTGCGTCGTACATCAGCGCTGTCAGCTGCATGAACTTGGAGGAATCGAGCACCGCGCAGTTCGATGTGCCGTCGGCATGCCTAATGTTGATCAACACCAACGGATTGCTACCGGGCATGGTGACCGTCTTTACGCTGACAATACCCTCGCGAGGGTCTATTTCGGCATTTTCGGCGTGCTGGACTTGGCAGTGAAAGCCCTTGAAGGTTTCCTCAACATCGATCTCCATGGTCACGCCCCTCCCGGATGCTTGGCGGTCCAGTGCTGCAGCAGCACCTGGCCGGAGATGACGTGCGTGTTGGTGCCCGGGGTGTCGCCTTTCGCGCGCATGACCAGGCCGTACCAATCCATCTGCTGCTTGCTGGCGAGGAACGGGGCAATCGCCTGGACCCTTGGCCCTTCTGCCCAGCACGGCGCGCGCTGCGCCAACGCGCGCTCGTGGCGAACGAGCTCGGCTATTCCGGGAAAAAGCGTGCCTGCATACTGCAGGCGTTGACCGGCCCAACCCTTCGCCATCTGGTCGCATGCGACTGACAGCACATCGAGGCCATGCACACGCAGGCAGTTGCGAAGGCCGGCGATGTTCATCACCTGGCCGGGCTTGAAGCTCCCGGCGTTGGTGTGCTTCGACATCGACAGGCCTGCAGCGATCAGCGCGCAGTTGATGTCGGTCGCGGTAGGTTCGCCTGCAGCGAGATCCGCGAAGTATAGATCGAGCTGGCTGGGCGCTCGCCTGCGTCGGTTGAACTCGCTGAACAGCTGCGCTTCCTGAGCTGAACCGCTGGTCATAGACACGATGCAGGGCAACTGGTCGATGTCCTCTCGCATTATTGCCGCAGCGAGCCGGTGCTGGCCATCGACGACATACATGCGCCCATCATCGCGCTTGGCGACGAAGAGCGGCTGGCACAGATCCCAGTTCCATTTGCGCGCGATCGCGCGGATCATCGACTGGCTGCCCGGGGTGTCGATCGAGCGCTGGTACGCGTCATCAATGTGGAGCTGATCGAGCCTGCACCAATTGAGCGCCGGCATGTTGCCGACAGCTGTGGCGAATTCGGGCTTCTCGGCGGTGGCGGTCATGATGGCTGACCTCCTACGCGGATGGTGCCGTGCATCATCTGGCAGCCAAGCGCTCCCGCAATTTCGCTTGCAGAGTCGCGCGCCTGCTTCATCCGGATGTCGACAAGACTGGTGGCGACGAGCAGCGCGTTCATACGCACCCGCGAATCCTGGGAGACCTCGGTCGCGGCGACCAGCGCATCCATTGCCTTATCGGTTGCGTGGAAAGCTAAATCGACAATCTCGACCGCGGTATTGCCGGGCACGCCCATCGCAACGAGCTGCTCGCGAACGGCGGCGCGCATTTCGCGCTCAGCGCGCCGCGATTCTGCCGTGGGCTCCTGCGCGTTCATGCGACCGCTTCCTGCAGCTTTACGAGCAGCTGCTGCAGCTCGCCGACAGTGGGGCAGGCTGCACAGTCATCGTCGGCGATCGGCACGCCGAACTCCTCCTCGAGAGCCAGAACGATCTCGATGGAATCGAGACTGTCCGCACCAAGGTCGTCGCGCAGCTTCATATCGGGATCGATGTCGGCCAGCTTGAGCCCGCCGAACTGGTCGGCGATGATCCTGGCGACGCGGGATTCTATGGTGTCCTGGCTCATGCGACCGGCTCATCGATCGAGGAGCCGGCCTGCGCGGCGGTGTCGTTGGCTTCGACGCCATCAAGACCAGCGGCTCGGGCCGCTTCGGCCCGCCGCCTTTTCTCGGCTGCTTCGGCTTCACGCGCCTCATACTCGGCCTCAGCTTCGACCAGGCGCTCTTGGAGATCGGCGGGATCGACCTCGATCATCAGCGCGACGAAGGTCTTTCCTTCGTGCTCTTCGATGACATCGATCCATGCCCGGTCCTTGGCGGGCCAAAAGGCGCGACCTTCCAGCGCGGTGCCGGCCACCTTGGGGGCGGCCAGGCGGGCGGCGATCGTGCGGATCTCGTCCTCGCGCGCTTCAGCCTGCCAGTCGCGGTCGATCGCTGGCGGCAAGCTGTCGGCTTGGCCGGGTGCAGCGGGCGGTGCGGGCTGGAACCAATGCTGTGCCAATTCGACGCCGGTGCCGTCTGCATTGACGCGGAAAATCGCGATCGCGTTGTGCTTGTCGACCAGCGGCAGATCTGCGGGATTGCTGGCCCAGCGCTCCTTAAATCCGTCGGGCGTTTTGGGAGTCGACCAATAGGGGCCGTCGACCGGTGTAACCGCCGCATCCAGCCAACCGCCGGTGTGAGCTTGCGCCTGGGCTTCGTGCAGCGCCTTTTCGGTCGCGAGCTTGCGCACCAGCGCGGTGTCTATCAGCAGCTCCCGATCGTCGTCGCCGAAGAACAGGTCGCGTTCGGTCTTGCCGCCGGCGCCGATGTACACGTCGAGCCCGATATAGCGCACCAAGCGATGATCGAGCGGGAAGCTCTTGCCTGCCAGCGCCTCGCGGATGCTGACCGGGCGGTGCGCCCATTCGGGTTGGGTCAGTGCCCTGGCGTCTTCCTTCTTGAACACGACGAGCTGCTCGGCGTGGCCGGGATGGCTTGCATAGGCGCGCGCGGCCTCGATCGAGATCCGGTATTCGCGCAGCGCGCTCAATATCTCCGGCGCCAGCGCAGCCAGGCGCAGGCGCTGTTCGACGTAGCGCACGGTGCGGCCGAAGCGGCGGGCGCAATTGGCGATGCGGTTGGGGACGTCGTCGATCGACGGTTCGCCGCCATGGACGATCGCGTGAAACGCCTCGACTTCGTCGGCCGGGTTCATCGCCACCTTCTGCAGATTCTCGACCAGGCTGGCCTCGAGCGCGTCGTCGCGCGGGATGATGTGGACCGGTACCGGGAACGTTTTGGCGATGCGCTTCTGGTCGACGAGAAGATTGAGTGCGCGCCAGCGACGGCCGCCCGCGTCGACCTCGTGCTTGCCGGCATGTTCGATGCTTTCGGAGACGACGAGGTTCTGCAGCAGACCCTTCGAGTGAATGGAATCGGCGAGGCTCTCGATATCCTCGTCGCCGTTAGTACGGCGGACGTTGCGCGGTGATAGGATCAGCTTGTTCAGCGGTATGGTCTGGTTCATGGATCAGGTCCTTTCGTGGCCAGTTGCATTGGTTGCGGAAGGTGCGCTTCGCGAGGCTTGCCTGCCTTTGCGAGCGCTGCTTGCCGCAGCGGTTTCAGGCACCGCTGCGGCAAGTTTTCGATGCGCGACACCCTCGCGCCGGGACGCAAGCCAGGCGTCGATATTCTGCCTGACCAGCCTGAAGTTGATGATGCGCACCCGGGGATTGTCGGCCCAGAGCATGCCCCTAGAATCGCCGCCGAAGCTCGCGATCGCGGCCGCGGCGACGTTCCACGAGGCGACGTAATCTGCCTTGGAGAAGCCCAGGGCGGCTTCATCCTGCAGTGACCAGCGCTGCAGCTCGTCGATCTCGATCGAGAGTACCTGCAGGAAGCCGCGGCTCATCTGGCGGGGCAGAGTGCGGGCGAAGCGGGTGATCCCGAACCCGGCTGGCTTGCGGCCATCGGCCAGGAAATGGATGTTGCCGGAGCCTGGCGTTGCGACGCTGTCGGCGCGCGCCAACGCAGCCGTGGGCGCGTAATTGTCTGCCCAGGGCATGAAAGCGTAAGGCTCGCGGATCCACGCCTGCGAGCCAGCCACGATACGATCGGCCATCACGCCCGGGCGCAGGCGGATCTGCGAGACGCCGGACCAATGGATCACGCGCGCTTGGTCGGCCGAGAGGTTGATGGGCTGCGCGCCGCCCGCCATCAGCCCAACCCCAGCGCGGCTTTGTACGTTTCGAGGACCAGCTCCATTTCTTGGCGAGCGTGCGCTTCCATTTTGCGGAGCTTCACGATCTGGCGCATGATCTTGGGATCGTAGCCCTGGCTTTTCGCCTCGCCGTATGTGTCGCGGATGTCGTCGGCGACGCCACGCTTCTCTTCCTCGAGGCGCTCGATGCGCTCGACGAACAGGCGCAGCTGGTCATCTGCAGAGAGGGGCGCGCTCATCGTGCGGCCGTCGCGATGATCATGAGGGTGCCGGCACCGATCAGGATGGCCATGTAAAGGAAAACGGTGATCCGAAAGCGGTGCTGGCGCTGTTCGCGGGTGCCGGGGCACTTGCTGCAGCGGCAGTCGGCGGGGTGGATCGTGCTCTGGTTCACCGGATCAGCTCCATGACGAGAGAAAGGGCCAGGCGGCCCGGGATGAGGATGAAGCCGCATGTGAGCGCGATGCCGGCGGTCGCGGCGCTGATCGGTTCGCCGAAGAAGCCTTCCTGTGGCTCGCGATCAGCCTGCAGGTTCCAGAGGGTTGGATCAGGACGCATCTGCCGTCTCCTGCTGGGGTGTTGCAGCCTTGCGCTCGCAGGCGGTGCAGAGGTTGGGGTCGGCACCCGCCCAGGCGCAGCCGTATTCGGCGAAACACCCAGGGATGCCGCTTTCGACGCGTTGGACGCAGGGGTGGTGCCAGCTGCAGCCGCACTCGCGGCAGATCTGCGGAAGCGGGACGGCGACACCATGTTTGTGCGCGACCAGGCGATCATAGATCTCGACGTCGAGCGGGATGATGCAGGCGAGGCGCGCGGTGACCGCGCCGTCGACGACCCGCATGTCGCGCTCGAGCTCGGCAATCCAGGCCGAAACATGCACGACCTGGGCGACGAGATCGTTGTTGATCACCGAGCGCACCGCGGCAGGCTCAAACACCTTTTTCGCTTGGGCCCAGGGCACCAATGCGACGGCCGCAAGGTCGAGGCTGACACCTGCGGCCTCGCGGCGTTTGCGGAGATAGGTGCCGGGCGACATTAGCGCAGCCGGGATGGGCGGCGGTGTGGTCACAGCACCAGTTCCCAGCGCTGGCCGGTGGCATCGGTGATGAAGACGCCGCCCCTAGCATCGGGCCCGAGGGTGCTGACGCCGGTGATCGTCATGGTGCTGCCGGTTACCGCGTCCATTCCGGACACCGAGAGCGCAGCGCCGGAGCGATAGGCAGTCCAGTGCTTGAGGCGGCGCGGCTCGGCGGCAGGCATTTCGGCGTGGCCGATACCCGGGTCTGCGAAGCGGGCTGAAGCGGGCTGGGTCATTGTTTCGGGCATATCGGGAGCTTTCTTCAGGCAGCAGAAAGGCCATCCCGAAAGCGCGGTTCGCAGCGGGCTGGCTGATGGTTGGCGGGATGTTGCGCGACGGGGTGCGATCGATGTCCGCCGAGCCTGTCAAGGCAGGGGCTGACCCAATAATCAGCCGCTGGGGGCCTCGCGAGCCGTACCAGGCACCCCTTTCGCGCCGGGGTTATGAAGTGTCGATCACGGCGGGTGGTGCTGATCGGGAATCGGGTCATTGTTTGTGCCGCCCGCCCCATCGGCGCTCGGTGCGCCGAGCAGAGGCAGGGCACGCTTCAGAACATCGAAGGCCTCGCTGCATTCACGCAGCGCGTTCTTGCGGTCGTTTTCCGTCGCGCCGGGCAGCGTTGCGAGCAGCAGCGCGGAATGCGCCTCTCCGCCTTCGCGGATGACCTTGGCGGCATGCTTGCCCAAGGCGATATTGCAGGCGAAGCGCTCCATCTGCGCGAGCTCGAGCTGCAGCTGATAGGTCTCGAACAGCGGAGTACAGTCTCCACCGGCGGCGATGAAGGCGAGATCGAGCGCGATCGCACAATCGAGCGGGATCTGTTCGGCCGTATCGGGATCGCCCCAGTTGCGCACGGTGCGGACCGCGCGGCCGACGATCGTGGCCATATCGGTGTAGCCACCGGGAAGGTGGCCGGCGATGCGGGCAAGGCCAGCGTCTATCGAGAGAGGCGCGCGCGCCTTCGTCATGACCAACCCTCGGGGGCGGCATATGCCGGTGCCGCCCCTTCGGTTGCAGAGCCGCTAGCAGCACGGTCTGCATTCTGGTTGCTCGACGGCAAGGGACTGCCGGGCTTAGGCGCGTTAGGATGCACAGGCGGCCTCCGATGTGGCGATGCCGTAAAGGGAAAGGCCACAGGCCACGCCAATGCAGATCAACAGGCACAGCGACAGGATTGCGGCGATGATGAGAGATCCGTCGCCGCACTTCATGCCGCAGCCTTTCCGATGGGAGGGGCCCCTACTTCGGGGGCGTCGGCGGCGCAGCCCGGGTCGTCGAAAGACTGCGCCGCCTCCCCACCAGCCACCGTTTGGGATGCCTCAACAGGGTCAAGACTGGCATCGGGACGACTGGAAGTGCGACCTTCGGGGAAGGGGGCCCCTGAGGGATTGGATGAAAGCAAGGATGATGCTGCAGAAGCAGGCAGATCGACGGGATAAATGTCGGGCCGCAGATCGTGACGGGAAATGCCGGTGGCAGCTTCGATGGCGAGGACATGCTCGGCTGGGAGCACGGTGCCTTGCTTGACCCACCTCCAGACGGCACGTTGGCTGACTCCTAGGTGCCGACCTGTTGCTGACTGGCCACCAAAAATGCGCACAGCCTCAAGCAATGCGTCGAGTGGTGTTTCGAATGAAGATCGAATCAGTGCCATGAGTGCTTGCTACACCCATTGGTTTTATCGAGTCAACACCGAAAGGTTTGTTTGTCTCAAAACCTAAAGGTTTAGAATGCAGCAGTGTTAGAATCGTCCCGCCTGAAACTTCGGATGGAGGAGCTCGCCATCTCGCAATCTGAGTTGGCGAGGCGCGTTGGTGTGTCTCAAACGACCATATACAAGCTTGTGTCAGGCGACGGCTACGGGAGCAAATATCTCCACAAAATCGCGAGGGAACTGCAGACTACAGCAGCGTATTTGTCAGGTGAAACTGACGATCCTTCGACCGAAACCCCCATTTTGGCGCTAGATTATCAGCAGCGGCAGTTGATCGAGTATTTTAACAAGCTGGGCGAGCCTGAGAGAAACAGCTTCATAATCATAATGAGGTCAGCCGTGGAAGGACCATCCAAGCACAACACCCTGCATAATGATCGGAGCGCTTTTCGCGCCGAAGATGACGAACGCGTTTTTAAGGCGGGCGCTTAGCGATGGCGGTTCCTGTTCACCTGCTAGTCGCGGCCGCAAAGATGCTCAACGATCCCAACACGATCAAGACAGTCAAATCGATCTACGAGGCTGGCACCGCCATGGTCGATAAGGCGCAGGGGCTACGGCGTGCGCCGCCGCCAGTTGCACTGCCGCCGTCTGCGCCAACCACTCCGATCGCTGCGACCGGCAGGCCAAAGACCGGAATGCGAGCCGATATGGCGAAGCGATGGATGCTGAAGCCTGGCGCTTCCGGTGACTTGATCCGGTTTACGTATGCGGACGAGCATGGGTTGGTTTGCGTTCGCACGGTGGGCAAATTGGATCAGCAACGGACGCGATCTGACTGGCTATTGTCTAAACCTGCGATGCGAGCATAAGTTCGCGATCGCGCGGATCGACGCGCCCGAGATGATTGAATGATGCGTCTTTTGGATTGATCTGCGGACCGATCATTGATCACGTTAATGGCGGAAAGCCTCTATTTATCAAGGATCCAGCAAGTTGGTCGACGAAACTACATACCGTATAAAGAGCGCCGAGGCTTTGATTAGTCACGTTGGCGTGACATCCGCAATGGTCCGTATTATGTTTAGAACTTACACCGGTAAAGGGGTGAGCGCAGACGAGTGGGAAAATCTTACTGGAAATATTGACGAGCTGCTGAAACTTTCAAAAGAGCTTCTGCTGCTACTTCAGGAGCAGCGCAATGGCGATTGACGACCGTTTGAGCCAAATACTGAAAGCGGAGCGTGAAATTCGTTTTATGCATGCTGAGATCAAAGGTGTTGGCACGGATTCTGGCAGTGGAGGCTCTGGCCCGACAGACGATCGCGTGACAAGGCTAGAAGGTCGGATTGACAAGGTTGCCGACGAACTGGGCGACGTGAAGGTCAACATCGCCACGCTGACCGAGAGAGTATCGCACCTTCCCAGCAAGGGATTTATCGTCACGACAACGACGGCTGCCCTAGCGTTGGTCGCGGCGATCGCGGTGTTCGCCGACAATATCAAGGCCGCGTTCGGATGACCCGAGCGTTGCTTGCGTTTGCGGGATTGATGCTACCTGCCGCAGCAGCTGCTGGGCCGATATCGAAGTGGGACGATCGCAAGCCTGACTTCGACTATGTCTCGGAGGCCAATATCTACGATGTAGAGCGGTGCATTTTCGATGCAGGCGCTTGGCGGCCCCCGATAGTACTCAGGCAGCCTGACCGGCCTGATCGCGTCACTTTGCTCTATGTCGACGATACTGGATCGTCGGGACGGTTAGATCTGGTGACAATCGACGGGACGCTTCACATCAAAGGATGGAATGTACCGAAGGCGATCCTGGTATGCGCGCCAAGAAAGTGAAGCGGCATGGGTGAGGGTAGCAGCCATCCGGCAAATGGTGTCGCTGGGTCGGTTTCATGGATCTGGCTCGGAATTCTTATGCTCGTTCTCGCAGTTGCCGCACCAGCTGCTTTGTGGATCTCGAGCCAATCGCTGGTTCCGTCTGCTCGCTTAGGCGTTACAGCAGAGCGCGCCCAAGCGGCAGCCCGGATCAAGGCCGAATGCGACCTCGCGATCGACCGCGGCAAATGCATCAGAGCAGTGAACGATATCCATCGCGACCATTTGCGCGCAGACGCCGAGCTTGCCATCACAAGGCAGGCCTCAGTGATTTCAGGGGCCGGTCTGTTATTGGTGACAGTCCAGATATTGGTGACGGTGGTCGGCACCTATCTGCTTTGGCACCAGATTGATCTGACGCGCGCCGCCGTTACCAGCGGTGCAGCCGCGAACAGAGAGATGGGGGCGGCAAACAGGATCGCCTCGATTAGTACCAGGCCTTGGATAAAGTTCGAGGTCCGGCCCCTGAGCATCGAGCGGGTGAAGGATTTTTCGCGCATCACCTTAATCGCTCGAGCTATCAACATAGGACAAACGCCTGCGCTGAACGTCACCTTTCGATATCCTAAGTTCGAAGGGTCTGCTGGCCAACACCATCTCCCGTTCAACACAGACGAGGCATTTGTGCGGCAGCCCGGCGAACATATGCAGGGCATCCTGCCGGGCGACCATGCCGAGTTCCAGTTCTTCATTGAGGTGCCGCAGCCATCGGTAGAGTTCAGGCAAAACCCGATGCCAATTTACCGGTCGTTCAAGATCGGGGTTTTCTACGACGCCTTGGGTGATAGCGACGGCGCGACGGTTGCCGATTGCTATGCCAGCACCACGATACGATTTCCCGATTATGACAGAGTCGCTCCTAAGTTCGGCCCGGAGGTTTTCGAACAGACCAGAGTGACGTATGTGAGGGTCAGCTAGCTAAATGCAGTGGAATTCATGCAAAATTTCAGCCCTAATCACTAGCTGGCGTTGCAGATGTTTGCGCAGCAAGATTGGCCGGATGCTGTGACTTTGGCCCATATCGATGACAACGGGAGGGCTGGACGGCGGATTGACCTCCAAGCGAAGGCCGATGCGTTGCATGGCACGGCCTGGTCTGGACCGAAGGCGATCAGGATGTATGCCTTGGAGGCTGGTCGATAATGAACGAGTCATTTGACGGGGAACGTCGTCCTCCAATACCGGCCGAAATCAGACGGCGCGTCCTTGTCGAGGCTGGACACCGTTGTGCGATACCCACCTGCCGATACATTGAGGTCGAGATTCACCACATTATCCCCTGGGCGAATTGTCGTTCGCATGACTACGACAATCTCATCGCTCTCTGTGCAAATTGCCACAGGAGAGCCGACCGCGGGGAGATTGATCGTAAATCTCTTCGTCTATACAAAATCAACCTCCGGTTTGCCCATGACAAGTTTTCACAACTTGAAATGGATATCTTATTCGATGCCGCCAGATTACCGCCGGGCCAAGGCATTCTGTGGACGCCGGTGATGATGGTCCTAATTCGTCGGGTGATAGAAGCTGGCTATCTTGTCGTTGTCGCTCCGCAAACCATAGTTTCCATCGGAGGGCTCGACCAGTCTCCCAGGCAACTTATGATTTCAGCGAAGGGTCGGGAGTTTCTTGCCGATTTTGGCGATCACGAATTATAGCTGACTTGTGCGATTTCTGCAGGAATTCCAGCGTCCAATGTAGCACCTCATCCTCGTACTATTGATGGGTGGGGGCATTAATGGCCGATACCATCTCGAAATCGCAACGTCGAAATCACGTTGCAGCGTTTTTTTCAGCTGAGCTATGGGACTCAAATTATCGAAATAGAGCATTTTAGCCCGTTTCCTGATATGTTCCCAGCATGGCCAGCCAGATCCGCCCAACAGCGCCCCGTGCCGACCTGAAACAGCGCCCTGAGATGGCAAGCTTGAAGCTGTTAGTGCTGAAATTCGTCACTGAATATATCCGGCAATGGGATGGGTCTCCCAGCTTGGGCGAGATCGGTGCCGCGCTTGGCACCAACCGCACGCGGGTGCGCCGTGCGCTGCGGACATTGGTCGCGGAAGGGCAGCTAATGCGCATACCTGGGCCTCGTGGCCTGAGCCTGCCCGATGACGAGCCGATGGCAGTGCGGCAGCTGCGCGCGCGAGGGTGGATAATCAACCCGGGCGATCGCACGGCGACACCGCCTGCCAGTGGGCCGAAAAGCGTTACAAATCAGCCCCTCCTACCTCCTGCCGAACTGGATTATGTTCCCCGTGCATCGAAGTTGCGGGGAATTGGCAGATATGGGATCGAAGGCAGGCGTTGCGCGCAAAGGCGCAGCGAAGGGCAAGAAGGTAGCGCAAGCGCAACTGAGTGAGCGCAGGCGAGGAATTGCCGCCAGTTATGCCGCGCGACACCCCGGAAAGGCCGCCGCCGAGCGGGCGCTGCGCAAGGAGCAGCACGCGATCGCCAACCGGTGGGATCACAAGCGCCATGGCACCGCCCAAACGCATGAACATGCATCCCGACAGCTGCAGGGCAGCCTGCACATGCTGTATGTGCGTGGTGTAATCGACCAGTTCGAGCTCGCCGACGCCGACGTGATCGCCGGTATTGCCGCGAAAATCGGCGCCGAGCTGACCATCCGCACCGTGAGCCTGGAAACCCGGGTCGATGCCTCTCCGCGCGCTGGTGGCGCGTTCTATGAGGCGCTGGGATGGGTGAGAGCGGAGATGGCTTATGGCCGATGGCGCGCGGCATTGCCCCAGGCTCAGCCGGTTCTGGCGATGATCGTGGGCGACATGGGAATCAGCGCAGCGGCGGCGCGGCATAATATCAGCCCGAGGCGGGCGAGGCGAATGCTGCTCGAGGCGCTGGATATGTGGCCGAATTTCTATGCCGATGCGGTGAAGCGGGTGGATGCCGGCGACTTGGCGGCGATGCATGCGGGGTTGTTATGAACTGTCGCATCTTAGTCGGCAAAAAGCGGGTCGAGGTGTTCTTCGATCAGTTGATTTAGCCGATAGCGGGTCATGGGTTTGGCGGCAACGATGAGCTTTTCGAGTTCATTCTTCACTTCTGCGATCCACAGCCTTTCTGGGAGAAGCGAAGGGATGCTGCGGCCAGCGTGGCGGTTTTGCAAGGTTGCAAACGCGCGGGCCTGAATTTCGGGTGATGCTTCGAAGATCACCGTCGCAAACTCTTTCGCCGGTATGCTCATTAAGACCGGATGTTCGCTATATCGAGCTCGGCGCACGCCGTTCACCGCAAGGTCAAACAGAAATTCGTCTGGATCCGTGGGCAGGACCTCAAGGAGGTCGCGCGCGATCGACCCATATTTTTCTTTCGCTACAGTGAGTTCTACCTCATCGTAATGTGCAGCTATACTAAGCCACTCCGGTGTGTTTGACTGAACCATCATGTAGCCGCCATAGATATTGCGTCCGCCATGTTCATTTGGCCTATCTAGGCTGGTCTCCAGCTGAGCCGCACGACCAACGTGGTCGATATAGGCCTTGCACTCGTCAACCACCTCATCAATTTCCTTCGGTATCATACCAATCTTAGCAAGCCAAAGACGGATGCCGGCAACGTGCAAAATCTCACCTCGCAACGTGAATTGATGACTTGCGAAGGCTTCTTCCAATTCATGCGTTACGCGCTCGCTAGTTTCGTCGTCGGCGAAGAAAAGCGCGCTCGCCTGCTTCCATAGCGGGCTGTCTCCAGGGGCGGCATAGTCGGCTGAAGCGTCCAACACTGCCACGAGCCCGGGACCATTAATCTGCCCTTCGAGCAGCGTGGAACCGAGCATCTGTGCAGTCAGCAGTGTGTCACTAAAATTGATTTGAGGGTAGCGATCATCAATTTCATCCGCACGGTTTTTGGGTTTTTTAGCTTGGAGACGCATCGCCCTTGCAACAGCATTATCGATGAGCGAATTCAGGACGTCTGCATCGAGAACGCCAGCGCGGGCTTCCATGGTACACACCATTGCAACATTCATGATCTTCAATACCGAAGCCTGTTTGTTCCAATGGCGCGTTTCTAGAAGCGAGCCGATTTTCTCGAAATCCCACATCGCGTGTTTGAGCGTCCGAAGATTGCCGCGTCCTCCCTGGCGGTGAAGCGCCAGTACATTTTCCTTGTGACGCTTCAGAAATCCGCGAGTTGGAGGATGCCGAACCAGTTCAGCAAATACCTCGAACGCTTCGCCGGCCGGTGACGATACCTTTAAGGTCTGACCAACCAATTTTTCTTTTATCTGGCGATACGTCATATCGCCATCATCCTTTATTTCAGCCTCATTACCGAGGATTATAACCTTAAGGCCGTCATGCTCCACGAAGCTGTTAATATAGCCGAGCGCTTCGCCCACCGGAATCTTGCACCGCTCGAGATCATCGAAGACCAGCAATCGTTTGCCGGGATTGCTAAGTTCCTTAGATATATCGATTTCAGTCAGACTTGCGTTTAAGGTGGCGCTATTGCCATCGCTAAAATCCATTTTGAACGCACCCTTAGCGACCGCTCGCGATACAGCGCCTAAAATCCTCATCCCTTTGCCCGACAAAATCGGATGGAGCTGCCGATAGATTTCCGCGTCGATTTGGTCGGTCGAAGACACACCATTGAGCGTGATATAAAGCGAGTTTACAGTGCTATTTTTCACAAATTCCTTGACTAGGTGGGTTTTGCCCGAGCCCCAAGGTCCGTCAATCATTACTGCATAATCGAAACGCCTTTCTGGCTCGATATAATACTCGATGAACTTGGATATACTGTTATTCGCGCGGATGCCCATTTCGTCAGAACGCGTATCAGGTTTCATATTGATCAACCGCATTTGTTTAGAATCACAGATACCTATCACGATGGGGGACGATGAGTCCAAAGATCGCCTGAGCATGTAGGTTTTTTGCAGGTGTCACAAAAAAGCCCCTGCCAAAAGCGCATCGAGACTGCCAAATCTGACCCGGCGATAATTGTGACCGTAGCCCGCGACACCTGATTCCCCGAGGTGCCTGCGGGCTTTTTCGTGGGCGGGAGACGCACCGATGCCGAAAGGTCTTCACGGTGGCGATGCGGGCAGCCGCCTATCCCGCGCCAGCACTCGGCTTGATGTCTTGTGCCACGATGTATCGCTGGGCGTGCGCAACCAAAGGCATTTCGACGACCTGGAGAGCGAGGCGCAAGCCATCGCGGGCGAGATCGTCGCGGCGTTTCGCCAGCCGGACGTGCGCCAGGGCGGCTGTACCAATTTGCGGAGGCGGATGTGAGCGACGATCGGATCGATCTGGAGCAGCTGCGCGCAAGCGCATTCAAGTCCGAGGAGCCGAAGGCTCGCACTGTCGTCAGCCTAGCTTGGCTGCGTCAAGTGCATGGCGAACTGACCGCCGGGCGCGTTGCCCAGGCACAACTCAGCCGCGCGCGCACCGTGGATGATGTCATCCAGGATCTGCGCACCGGACCGATCGAGCGGACGTCGACGCTGTGAGCGAGACGGCCGCTACCAAGCATCGCCAGCCACGCACGCTGGAGCAGGCCACGGCCATGCTCGAGCGGTTCGCCGTGCTGGACGGTGAGCGTGCGGGCATCGAGGCGGAGCGCAATGACGCGATCGCCAAGATTAACGCCGCTGCAGACGAGCAGCTGGTGCCGATCGTCCAGGAGATGGACGCAATCGACGAGAAGGTTCAGCCCTGGTGGGCGAAGGTGGCGGCCGAGCTGCTGCCGGCCAAGCGCAAATCCATGGAGCTGGGCGGATGCATCATTGGATCGCGCACTGGCAAGACAGTGCTGGCGATCGCTGGTGCTGAAGACACGCTGATCAGCGCGCTGACAAAGCTGCGCTGGGGCAAGGTGTTCGCGCCTGCCAAGCCGAAGCTGGACAAGACGGCGCTGCTGAAGGCGACATCCGGGCCCAAGGCCCAGGATCTAGCGAAGCTGGGCGTTACGGCCAAAGCGGGCGAGGAATCGTTCGTGCTTGCGCGCGCTGAGCAGACTGGCACGATCGGGAGCTGATGATGCATATCGACAACTTCAGCCGTGTGGCCAAGTTGGTTTGTGAGCGGATGCAGATACAGGACGTGCTGCAGCTGCCCAACCCGGCTGAGAGCATGCTTCATGGGGATGCTCGCTGGCCTGCGAAGCTTACCGGCGTTATCCTCGCCCAGGCAGTGCCGATTGCTGTCGCCGCGCTGAATGATCGCCTCGCTGTAATCAATGCGGAGCTCGTTGAGCTGGGCATGTCGATCGACTGATGCCATCGCAGCCGCCACGCTACCGGCCACCAGGCTGGATGCCTGGCAAGCCATGGGCACGGCCTGGTCTGTTCGTAAAGGACAAGCGCAAACGCGGCCGTGCGGGCATGCGCGATCGCGCTCAGGTCCTGGCTGAAGAGCCGTTATGCAGATTGTGCCTGGAAAAGGGGCTCGAGGTCGCATCTGACGTTGTCGACCACAAGATACCGCTCGCATGGGGCGGAACAGACGATCTAGATAACAAGCAGGGACTATGCGACCCCTGCCACGACGAGAAATCCAAGGCCGAGCGGGCCTTCACGCGACGTCGCTAAATCGAAGATTTCGATTGAGCATCATCACATGGGGAGGGGGAGGGTCAGTGTCTCCATGCATCGCCCCCCGGACACCGCCTTGGTGGGAAGATTCTTACGCGGTCGATTTCAAAGGGTAAAAAGTTGCATGGCGCGAGGCGGGGCTAGGCCGGGATCTGGTCGACGCCCGACGTCGCCGGCGCTGAAGAAGCTGATGGGCACCGACCGCAAGGATCGGCAGACCGCGGCGACGATCGCGCCCGGCGAAGGGCCACTGATCTGCCCGCTGCATCTCAGTGATCTGGCGCAGCTGCACTTCGGCACTATCGCCGCAATCCTGGAGCAGCAGAAGCGGTCGCATCCGTCCTATGCGGAACATATCGCGCTGCTCGCCCAGCGGCTCGAACAGATCCAGCGGTACCAGGCGGTGCTCGAGTCGGTCGGCGATACCTATGAGGCCGCGACCAAGACAGGGTTCATCATTCGCGCGCGGCCCGAGGTTGCGATGCTTTCGGATGCGATGCGCCAGGCGCAGTCGTTACTCGGTGAGCTGATGCTCAACCCGGCCAGCGCCATGAAGTTAGCCGAAGGCCACAAGCCCCAGGCGGGCGAGTTCGACGATTTCTAAGGAGACCTCAATGCGCATGTTGGGCAAAAGCATCTTCCCGGTCCTGGCGATGGCCATGGCTGGCGTTTCGGCTGCTGCATCGTCAGCGGCTGTGGCGATGGAGCGGTTGGAAGCTGTGGCGCCCCGCCGCACATTGCAGCCTGCCTATGCGAAGTACCCGCGCGGCAAGGGCAAGCAGGCGAAACCTGCCAAGCGCAGCAACCGCCTCCACATCAGCCGGCGCACGCGCAGGAAGCATCGCCGCGCGGCATAACTGCATGTGGAGACGCGCGATTATCCTGGGATCGCGAAGCAATATGCGCGTGATGTTGTTGCCGGCAAGATCCCTGCAGGCAAGTCGATCCATCGGCAGTGCCAGCGGTTCCTGGATGAACTGAAGGTCGAACGGCGCAAGCTGTTCCCCCATCGGTTCGATAACGCCAAGGCAACGCGGGTCTGCAAGTTCATCGAGCGGCTCCCGCACTCGAAAGGCAAATGGGCCAGGGCGAAGGAACTGATCAGGCTCGAGCCTTGGCAGATCTGGATACTGTGCTGCACTTTCGGTTGGATCCGCAAGCGCGACGGGCTGCGGCGCTTCCGGGTGCTGTTCGTCGTGGTGCCGCGCAAGAACGGCAAGTCAGCGATCGCCGCGGGAATCGGCCTGTACATGTTCTGCGCCGACGAGGAGTTCGGCGCTGAGGTCTATTCGGGAGCGACCAACGAGAAGCAGGCCTGGGAGGTTTTCAAACCGGCCAAGCTGATGGCCTCTCGGACGCCGGCGCTGCTCTCGAAATGGAACGTCAAGGTCAACGCCGCGAACCTGGTGCGGATCGACGACGAGAGCAAGTTCGAGACGATCATCGGAGATCCGGGCGATGGGCAAAGCCCGAGCTGCTCGATCCACGATGAATATCACGAGCATGCCGACGACGGCCAGGTCGACACGATGCTCACCGGGATGGGGGCGCGCGAACAACCGCTGCAGCTGCTGATCACCACCGCCGGCGATAACCTTGCCGGTCCATGTTACGCGAAGATCCAAGAGGAACGCGACAAGCTGCAGGGCATCGGCGTCATGGAAGACACCCGCGATGTCTTGGCGGCCGCTGGCTTGGGCCATAACGGCGGGCCTCCGCTCGACGACGAAACGTTCTTCGTCGAGTACGCGGCCGACGATGACGACGACTGGCGCGCAGAAGAAACGCTGCGCAAGGCCAATCCGAATCTGGATATCTCGGTGGCAGGCGATTTCCTCCGCGCACGACAGCGCGAGGCGATCGCGACGCCACGAAAGTCCGGTGTTTTCAAGACGAAGCACCTCAACCTTTGGGTTGCTTCGAAGGCGGCATACTTCGACATCCAGGCATGGCGCCGCTGCCATGACGCGGACGTTCCGATGCGCGGCCGCGAGCTGTTCAGCTTCGAACGGCTGAGGGGCAGGCGCTGCATCGCCGGGCTCGACCTGGCGTCGAAGATCGATATCGCGGCGCTCGAGCTGCTGTTCCTGCCGATCGGCGCGAAGGCGACGGTCGACGACCCTTATGTTCGGGTGGGATTCTACTTCCTCCCCTCCGAAACGGTCCTGAGCGTGCCTGCCTATCAGGGCTGGGATGCGCAGGGCCTGGTCAACGTGACCGATGGCAACATCATCGACTATGACGAGATCCTGGACACGCTGCGCGATGTGCGCAGCTTCTGCCAGCTCGAGCAGGTGGCGTACGATCCGCATCAGGCGACCTACATGATCACCACCATGCAGAAGGAAGGGTTTCCGGTCATCGAGTACCGGCCCATCGTGCTGAACTTCTCCGAGCCGATGAAAGAGCTCGACGCGCTGACCAAGGCCGGAACGATCGCCCATGGTGGCGACCCGGTGATGGAATGGCAAATGAACAACGTGGTGGCACAGGCTGACCGCAAGGACAACGTCTACCCCAACAAGCCACGGGTCGAAGCCAAGATCGACAACCCGGTCGCGCTGATCAGCGCGCTGGGCGCGGCTATGACGAAGGAAGAGGAAATTATGCCCACTTCGCCATGGGATGACCCGGAATTCTCGATCACGGCCGACGAGGGCGAAGCCTGATGGGGTGGTTCAGCGACTGGCTGCTCGGCGGTGTCGAGCAGCGCTCGATCGAAGACCCACAATACAGCCTAACGGAAAGCCCGGAAGAGCTGCTGCGGCTGCTTGGCGTCGCCGATAAGCAGAATGCGCTACCGATCGTGTCGATCGAGGCCGCCCTGTGCGTGCCGGCGGTGCTTTCGATCGTCGCATTCTTGTCGCGGACGCTGGCTGCACTGCCGCTGCCGACGTTCGAGGCGGGCGATAATGGCGCCCGGGTGGACGATTCGGTGGCTCAGCTGCTGAGCTACGCGCCGAACGAAGGCGAAAGCAGCTATGGCTGGCGCCGCTGGCACTGGCAGCAGGTTTTTACCGGCGGTCGTGGCCTGGCCTGGATCGAGCGCGCAGGGACCAAGCCGGTTGCGATCTGGCCGATGGATCCGGCGCTTACAACCATTCGGCGCGTGAACGGGCAGAAGATCTACACGCATAGCGGCAGAGATTACGCCGCCAGGGACGTGATCGACACGCCATTCATGCTCAAGCGCGACGGCCTGGGCAGCTACTCGCCGATCGCCAAGATCAACAAGGCGATATCGCTGGCGATCGCCATGGAGGGCTTTGCGGGCGGCTTTTTCCTCGGCGGAGGTATCCCGCCACTGTCGCTCGAAGGGCCAGTCCCATCAGGCGCAGATGCATATCGGCGTGCACATGCCGATATCCAACGCGCGATCGACCTCGCCAAAAAGTCGAACAGCAACATATTCGGGATGCCGCCAGGCCACAACCTGAAGCCAGTCGGGATTGATCCTTCGAAAGGGCAGATGGTTGAGGCGCGGGCCTTCCAGATCATCGAGATCAGCCGCGGTTGGCAGATGCCGCCGGTGTTCGTGCAGGATCTATCGAAAGGTACGTTCAGCAATACCGAGCAGCAGGATTTGTGGCTGGCAAAGCATCTCGTCATGCAGTGGGCTAAGGCTTTCGAAGATGAGCTGACGCTGAAGCTCTATGGCTGGCAAAACCCGCAACGCCGCGTCCGCCACAATCTCGACGGGCTGCAGCGCGGAGCATTCAAGGAACGCAGCGAGGCGCTGGCCCGCTCCATCCAGACTGGTCAGCTGACGCCAAACGAAGCCCGCGCGCTCGAGCAGCGTGCGCCGCTGGACGGCGGCGATGTCCTTTACGTGCAGCAGGCCACGGTTCCGCTGACCATGGCCGGCGCCGGCGTCGGCCACAACGGCGGTCCACCGCTAAACGATAACGATGAGGAGGATGCTGCAGATGCCAGCGCCGAAGACTGATGGGGTTGAGCGCAGGGCGCTTGTTACCGGCGGCGAACTACGCGTTGCGCAGGGCAACGACGGGATCGGCACGGCGGTGGGCTATGCTGTCCTGTGGAACAACCGGACCGATATCGGCGGATGGTGGACCGAACAGTTCGCGCCAGGCTGCTTCACCAAGTCGCTGGGCGAGGCCGACGTGGTCGCGCTGGATAGCCATGATGACGCGCGACCTGTCGGCCGTCGCAGTCGCACCACCCTGCGCCTGAATGAAGACACGCGCGGCCTGGCGTTCGAAAACGATCTGCCGGACACCAATGATGGCCGCGACCTGAAGGTCCAGCTTGAGCGCGGCGACATCGAGGGCATGAGCTTCCGATTCCGCGCGCGTCGCGAGGAATGGGACGAAACAGTCGAGCCGCCGCTGCGGACCATCCACGAAGCGGACCTGATCGAGATCACTTACACGGCATTTCCCGCCTATCCGGACACCGAAGCCGGAATGCGCAGCCTGGAAACGGCCCGTACCGAACGTCGCCAGCACAACAAGTCAGGTGCGCTGGCGCGCCTTCGCATGCGCACATCGCAGCGCGAACGGAAAATCTGACAGCAATTTACCGGGCCCAGCCCGAGGCGACGGTCCGCAACCGCGGCGTCCTCAACCACCCGCCAATCTGGCGGGTTTTTTTGTGACCTGGAGCGACAAATGATCCTGCAGCAGTACTATGAGCAGCGCGGCACGCTGGTGGCCGAGGCCCGCTCGATCCTCGATTCGATCGAGACCGAAACCGACACCACCCGCATCACCGAAGCCGAGCAGCGCCACGACGCCGTGATGGCCAAGCTCGACGCCCTCGACAAGAAGATCGAGCTCGAAGAGCGCCAGGCGGCCCGCGAAACGAGCGAAGAAGAGCGCCGTCGCCAGAATCGCCCGAACGGCGCCAATGGCAGCGCATCGGGCGTCGACAATCCCGAAGGCGACGAAGAGCGCACCAGTGCTCAGATGCAGGACGAATATCGCGACGCATTCTATGCAATGCTGCGCGAGGGCGGCGATATGTCCGGCCTCAGCGCTGAGCAGCGCCAGCTTCTGCGCCGCGGCTATGTGGAAAACCGCGTGCAGACTGCCGGCACCGATGCTGCTGGCGGCTTCACCGTGCCCACCACGCTCGCCAACTTCATCGTTCAGGCGATGAAGGACTGGGGCCCGATGTACGATCCCGGTATCACCACCGAGATCATCACCAGCAGCGGCAATGCGTTTGACATCCCGACCAATGACGACACCGGCAACCTTGCCGCTCTGCTGGCCGAGGGCGCCGATCTGACCGATGACAACAGCGGCGACCTGGCGTTCGGCGAAAAGAACCTGAACGCCTATGTCTATGCGACGCCGTGGCTGAAGATCAGCTTCGAGCTGCTGCAGGACTCGGCGTTCAACCTCGAGCAGTTCGTCGGTGCAGCGCTCGGCAAGCGCCTTGGTCGCCTCGCAAACCAGCGCCTGACGATCGGCACCGGCGTAAGCCAACCCAACGGTATCGTCACTGCGGCCACCGTCGGCGTGACGGCTGCAGCTGCCGCCGCGATTGCGGCCGACGAGCTGATCACCTTCCAGCACACCGTGAACGCGGCATACCGCCGCAGCCCGCGTTGCGGTTGGCAGTTCGCCGACACCACGCTTGCCGCGATCCGCAAGCTGAAGGACGGCCAGGGCAACTATCTGTGGCAGATGGGCGATGTCCGCGTCGGAGCGCCCGATTTGCTGCTCGGCAAGCAGTATTTCGTGAACGACGACGTGCCGGCGATGGCTTCCAACAACCGTTCGGTGCTGTTCGGCGACATGTCGGCCTATATCGTGCGCAAGGTCGGCAGCCCGCTGATCGGAACCGTGCGCGAGCGCTTCTGGCCGAAGGTCGGCATGGCCGGTCTGGTCCGCTTCGATGGCGAGCTGACCGATGCCGCCGCCGTCAAGGCCCTTCGCCAGGCGGCTTAATGCCAGTCGAAACGGAAATCCGGGCGGGGGAAACCTCGCCCGGGCTTTCGCTGGCCTGCGCGTTGCTCGCGCGGGCCAGCGAAGGAGATGATCCATGCCGATGCTGAAGATGAAAACGGGCCTTTCGGGCCCAGATTATTCGCTGTCGCCCGGCGATAGCCACGAATTTGGCGAAGGGGAGGCCTCACGCCTGATCCTGGCCGGTTTTGCCGAGGCAACTGACGGGTTCGAGCCAATTGATCCTGAACAGGCCGAACGCGATGCCGCTGAAGCTGCAGCAGCTGCGCAGGCCGACGCCGACGCCAAGGCGAAGGCTGACGCAGAAGCCGCGATCGCGGCCGAGGCGCAGGCAAAGGCCGATGCTGAGGCCGCAGCTGCTGCCGAGGCCAAGGCCAAGGCCGATGCTGACGCCAAGGCAGTCGCACCGAAAGCAGAGACCGCTGCCCAGAAGAAGAAGCGCCTGGCCGCTGAAGCGCGGGCGAAGAGCTGATGTGGCTGTCGCCGGTCTCGGTCACTGCCGCTCAGGCGGAACCGGTCGATCTGGCGAAAGCCAAGCAGTATCTGCGCATCGATGCCGGCGATGAGAGCTTCGACGACGAAGTCGAGACTTTCATCGCCGCGTCGCGCGCCGAAATCGAGCAGATCTGCAACACGCGGATGATCACGCAGGATGTCATGCTGGTTGCGAGCAGTTTTGCCGACCTGGAGCATCTGCCGATCGGGCCGGTGCAGGACATCGTCACGATCCAATACGTAAATACCGATGGTGTCGAGCAGCTGCTGGCTGCGGAAAATTACGAGCTCGTCGCCGGCGTGCTCGATGCGCAGATTATTGGCGTCCCCGGGTTCGTCTGGCCGACGATCGCCAGTCGCGCCGACGCCGTTCGGGTGACCGTCAGCGTCGGGTACGGCGATGCTAGTACCGACGTGCCGCGGGACCTGTACTTTGTCATTTTGCAGGCGATCCGGGCCAAGTTCGAAGGCCGCGAGATCGCGATCGAGCACATGCTGGTCAATCACAGGATTTGGCTGGCCTGATGATGGAACATGACGCCCGGCGCGGGCGCTTTGGCTCGCGCAAGCGGGACCGGCTGATCAAGTTCCGGCTTCCTGTCACGCAAGAAAACGCTGCCGGCGAACCCGTGGAAACCAGCCTGGCCGATGCCGGGCAGGCTTACGCCGCAGTGAGCTATGGCAAGGGTCAGGAGCGTCGATCTGCGGGCATCGAGGGCAACGATCTGTCGGCGACGTTCATCACGCTGCAGAACCCAACAACTCGGGCGATCACCGAGGCGCACCTTGTCCTCTACGACGGTGGCCAATGGGACATCACCAGCGCCGTGCCATTCGAGCGCGACGAGATGGAATTTACGGCGGTGCGACGCACCAGCCTCAACCAAGGAGCATGATATGCTGGTAAAGACCGTACGCGAACACGCAAATCGCCATGGCGTCGTCAAGGAAGACGGCAGCCATCGCGTCAAGACGGTGGGCGCAACCTACGAGCATCCCGAGCCGCGCACGCTGATCGAAAGCGGCTTCGTCGTCGACGCTGCTGCAGCTGCAGCCGACGCGAAACAGGCATCGAAGGGCAAGCCTGCAACCGATGCTTGATTTCGCCATGTCCGGCATCGACGACGCCATATCCGCCATCCGGCGGGTCGGCGGCGCGGTTACGGACGACACGATCAAGCCCGAGGCGGCGAAAGCGCTCGAGCCAGTGCTCGAGACAGCTCGCCAGCAGGTGCCTCGCGACACAGACGAGCTGCACGACAGCCTGGTCATCAGCGATCGGCTGCATAGCGGGCCAGAACGCGGGAAGGGCGGCTCGGTCTATGTTGGCGTCTTGCAGGGCCGTGCGCTGCATGGCTGGTTTGTCGAGGGTGGCACGGTGCACATGCAGGCGCAGCCGTTTCTGGGCCCCGCCTTCGAGCAGCACCGCGATCTGATCGTCGACATCCTAGGCAAAGGTGCCGGGCGCCTGATCCTGAACGCGAACTGACATGGAAGAGGCCCTGGTCGCCCGACTGCGCGCAAGCGCAGCAATCGTTGCGGTGGCCGGCGTCTACAATGGCAGACCCGCGATCGACGTCGGCGAGCGGCGATCGGACAAGCCGGAATCGTTCCCAGCATGCTTCATCGACATCAATTTCCCTGGTCGGATGTACGACCAGGACGGGCCGCAGGGCCTGCATATTCCACGCATCCGCTTCGAATGCTTCGGCCGCTCCTGGCTGCAGGCCAAGCAGCTGGCACGCGCGATCACCGAGCTTGTCGAAACACCGGACGAGGTTGGTGGCATCCGCTTCCACCGCGGCGCGCAGCTGGTGTTCGAGCGCAACATGACACCGGAAGACCTGGGCGGCGGGATCAAGGTTTTCCGGAATTTGCGCGACATGACGATCCCCTACACCCCCACATAAAGGAAATTTGATATGGCAACCGGAGACGGCGTCCTTTCGGACGGCACTGCGCTGTGGCTGACGAACTCGTCGGATACGCTGACCAAGCTGGTCGGCCTGTTGAGCGTCAACCGCCCCAACCTCTCGATCAGCAAGGTCGAGAGCACCGATCACGACAGCCAAAAGGTCAAGGAATACATCCCCGGACATGGCGACGTCGGCGAGCTGACCGCGACCCTGAAATACGAAACGGGTAGCGCAACCGATCTTCTGATCCTCGAGCACCTGGCGAGCCGCGAAAAGCGCCCCTTCCAGATCGACGAGGTCGAGGAAGACGGCACCATTCAGGAAAGCACCGGGACGATGTTCCTGCTGACCTATGTGCCCGACAACGCGCCGCTGGGTGCAATGCGCACGGCGACCCTGACCGGTCAGCCCGGGATCCTCGCCAAGGCTGCGGCCGCTTAAGGAGCGCTAGTTCATGGCGAATATCCTCGATGGCCGCGCGAGCTTCGCGTTCGAGGGCCACAACTACGACTTGGTGCTCGACAACGAGGTCATGATCGATGCCGAAGACGTTCTTGGACGGTCGTGGCTCGACGCGATCGAGGAGTACCAGCGCGAAACAGCCCTGGGCCAAAAGCCTCGCCTCAAGACGATCTGCGCGATCGTGTATGGCGGGCTGAAGCGCAATCACCCAGAGATCACGCAGAAGAACGTGATCGACATGATCTGCAGCGAAGACCCCCAGGTCATGCTGGCAATCAACCAGGCGATGCGCGGCGCCCGGTCGCCTGAGCTCGCCCCGCCCAAGGCACCGGAGGGAAACGCTCCCAAGGCGGCCAAGGTGAGCAAGCCGGGCGGTCGGAAGCGCGCTGGGACTGGGAAGTAATCTTCCAGAGCTGGTGTCAGGCGGGGTTTTCGCCTGACACCTTCCTGCGCCAGACGCCGCGCAGCACGATGCTGGCGATCTGGGGCGCGCGCTACCGCCTCGAGGCGGACTTCCGCAACATCGTCACCGGTGCTTGGTTGGGCGGAATGCTCAGCCAATGTCCGCCGGCGCAATATCCGCAGCTCGACAAGCTGATTGGCGGCAATGGCGGCGAGAAGTCCGCCGAACCCGAAAAAGTCGATCCCAAAGAGGCCGCGTCCAACATGCGCGCCTGGGGAGCATGGCTGCGCGCCGGACAACGGCGCGCGGGCAAGAAGAAAGGTGGCTGACAATGGCCGGACCAATCGCATCGCTGAACGCCGCGTTGCGGTGGGATCTTGCCGATTTCGATCGTGGCACGCGCCATATCGAAGGAGCGTTCGGGCGACTGCGAACGCTGGGCGCAGATCTTGCGGCCAGCTTTCACCAGTTCGGCCAGCGCATGACGCTGGGAATCACCGCGCCTATGGTCGCGCTGGCAGGCTTCACCGTCAATGCCGCCAGCAATCTGCAGGAGCTGCAGAGCGCGTTCGATTACACGTTCGGCAACACGTCGGCGCTGATGAACCGCTGGGCCGAAGACACCGGCAACGCCATGGGTCGCGCCACCAGTGAAATGAAGGCTGGCGCGTTGCAGATGGGTCAGCTTTTCAAGCAGGCAGCACCGACGGAAGCAGCTGCTGCGCGCCTGTCGCAGCGCTTTGCCGAGCTCGCCCAGGATGCCGCGAGCTTCTACAACACCAGCTACGACGAAGCGCTTGGCAAGATTCGCTCTGGCCTTTCGGGCGAGAGCGAGCCGCTGCGCGATTTCGGCGTTTTCCTAACCGAGGCGGCCGTAAAGGCTAAGGCGCTCGAGCTCGGCATGATCAAGGTCGGCGAGGAGCTGACCGAGCAGGGCAAGATCATGGCCCGATCGGTGCTGATCACCGAAGGCCTCCGCGATGCAACCGGCGACGTCGAACGTACGTCTGGCAGCTTTGCCAACCGCGTTCGCGCGTTGAGAGGCAACATCCAGGAGCTGGCCGAAGAGATAGGCGAGCGATTCCTACCCTATGCCGAAAAGGTCGTTGGCTGGGCGCAGGGCGCCGTTGAGTGGATCGGAAACCTGCCGCCTGCCGTCAAAGACGCGGCGATCGGCTTCGGTATTTTTGCTGCAGCGCTTGGTCCTGCGATGCTGGTGCTGGGCGCGATCGCCGCGACGGTGCTGCCATTGTTCCTGGCGAACATGGGACCGGTGTTCCTCGCGATCTCCGCGATCATCAATCCACTGGGCACTGCTATCGTCGTCCTAGGCAAGCTGGCAGGCGAATTCGGCCTCGTCGGCAGCGCACTGGGCGGCCTCGCACGCATCGCAGCTGGCTTCCTCACGCCTTGGGGATTGGCGCTTACTGCAGTGCTGCTCTTCAAAGACGATATCGTCGAAGCTTTCCAAAACATCACCAAGTTTGCCGAGGATGCGCTAGGCCCACGGTTGACCGGTCTGCTCGAGCAGGTGAGCGGCCTTTTTGCAGATCTCGGCCAAGCGTTGCAGGACTTTATTAGCGGCGATCTCGGCCAGGCATTCGCTTCGCTGTTCGAAACGATCGGCGATGTCATCCGCATCATGCTGGAGATCGGCGGCGTTGCAGTCATCACGGCGATCGGTGCTGCGGTTGACCTGATCACGGGCATTATCGAGGCCATTCGCGGCGTGGTGCAGACGGTTTCACAGCTGCTGCAGGGCGACTGGGAAGGTGCCTGGCAGTCTGCTGGCAACACCGTCGCCCGGGCTGTCCAGCGCATTGCAAACCTGATCCGCGGCGTAATGCCCTGGCTCGCCGGTGCTCTCGATCTGATGGCCCGGCTCACCGGCGACGGCTCGCCGCTGTCTTCGTCTGGCAAGGGCAAGGGTGGTGGCTGGAGCGGCAGCGCGATCGGCTTCATGGCCGGCGCTGCCAACAAGGCCACCGACGCTGCAGAAGCATCCGGCGGAAATTACGCCATTCCGGGCTCCGGTGGTTCCGGCGGGCGGAAAGCTGGCGGTGGTCGCTCCGGTCCGACCGCGGCCGAGCTCGCCGACCGCCGTGAAGAGTTGAAGCTCGACCAGGCGATGGCCGTTGCGCGCGAAAAGAACGACATCGAGGCAGAGCGATCGCTGCGTCGCCAGATCGACCTGCGCTCGAAGGTTGAACAATACGAGCGAGCCGGCCTGGATGCAGCCGCATCTAAACTTGCAGCCGAAAAGGATCTCTCGGAGCTCGACCAGGCGCGCGCCGAGGCGCAGGCCCGGGCGATCGCCGATGAAGAAGCGAGCATCGATCTACAGCTTGCCGAGCTTCGCAATGACTATGAAGCCGTCCGTTTTCTTAAAGAACAAGAGTTCCTGCGAAAGCAGATCCTGATGTGGCGCGGCAAGGACATCGATCTTGCTGAAGCTGAACTCCGCGCTGCCAATGACCTGAAAAATCTCGAAGAGGCACGGGCCGAACAGGTATCGCGCCGTCTCGCCGACCAAGAGGATGCACGACAGATCGAACTTGCGCGGCTCCGCGGTGACGATCCACAGCGCATATATGCGCTCGAGGAGAGGCGGCGCATCCGCGACCGTGCGGATGAGCTGCGGTCCGGCGGCAACATGAGCGTCGAAGACTCGCAGGCCCAGGCATTGCAGGAAGGTGCCGAGCGCTCGCGCGCTGCACTGACCGGAACCTTCCGCGACACCTTCCGCGCAGGCCTGCAGGCCGCGATGAACGGCGATCTGAGCAGCTTTTTCAAGAACTGGATGGAGACACGAACGTTCGACGCGCTGGCCAAGGTGCTCGATCGACTTGCCGACCAACTCGCCAACCTGATGAGCAATGGTGGCGGTGGAGGTGGTGGTTTCCTGAGTACGCTGGCCAGCGCGCTGGGCAGCGCGATCGGCGGCGGATCTACAACCGGTGCGTCGGTCCGTGGTGCCGGAACTGCGGTCGGTAATGCCGCTGCCCGCGCGGCGAAATCGGCGTCGACACTCCCGCGTTTCAACACGGGCGGATCAGGCATCATCAAAGGCCTGCCAGGCATCGACACGAATACGCTCAGCCTTAACGGCAATCCCATCGCCATGGTGTCGAGCGGTGAACTGGTCAACGTTCAGCAGGCAGGCAGTGGTTCAGGCGCTGGGCAGATGCAGCCAGTAGTTCATCAGAGAATCACCGTCACTGGTGGTGTGGATCTGGCGACGCGGGCGGAAGTCTACCGTCTGGCAGATGCAACGAAGCGCGCCACCATGGCGGCCATGGCTGATAGTCGCCGACGGAGTGCGCGCTGATGGCGGACATCGAATGGCCCAGGGACCTGTCGCCGTTTCGAGCATCGTTCTTTCTGCGCCCGCATGTTGGCGGGGTTGAAAGTCCGCTGACCCGCACGCGAAAAACTTACCTTCTCAGCAAGCCAGTTTGGGTCTGCCGCCTCTCGTTTCGAGGGGGGTGGGATGGCGAGGACGGCAAGGCAGCGCTGGGCGCGAGGATGGATTCGCTGATCGTTCAGATGCAGGGCGGTTTCAATCGAGTCCTCCTGTGGGACTTTCGCCGCCCCTACCCTGTCGGCCTGCGCCGGTACTACAGTCAGTTTTCTGGCGAGACGTACACATTTGCCGATGGCCGGACCTTCAGCCTGGGTGAGCGATTTTTCGTTCCGGCGGAAGCAGAGCCGATAAATGAATTGGCGTCCGCAGGCGCGACATCGATCGTTTTCGGCGGCTTCTTGCCGGGCGAGCGCACATTCCAGACTGGCGACTATTTTGGCGGCGATGGTCGCTCGCACATCATTCATACCGCGACGGTCGCGGACGAGGACGGCCGCACTATGCTGACTTTCGACCCACCGCTGCAAAGCGCGCTGGGCGTTGGCCAGGCGATAACCATGCGGCCGACCACCCCGTTCAAGCTGTCCACGGATAGCGCGGAAAATGCCGGCAACAACGACAGCGACGTCGGGAGTGACCTCGTCGAATATCAGCTGGATTTTGTTGAGGATCTACCATGAGCCGAGGTCTGCCGCCGGAGCTCGAGGCAGAGCTGGCAACAAGCGGCATCCGCCCTTTCATGGCTCTGTTTATCGATTTTCCCGACCCGGTGCGCGCATTCACCGGGCGTGGCAAAATGACATTGGGCGGCCATGAGTTCCTCGGAATTCATGGCGTTGCGAGCATCGATACAGTTGGCGAGACCGTCAGTGGCAGCGCCAGCGGTGTACGTGCCACGTTACTTTCGGTGCCGACGGAGTTTGCCGAGGATGTGGCCGACCAGGCCGTGCGCGGCGTTGCTTTCGAAATGTACGCAGGTGCCTTCGATCTGGATTTTCAGACCGTCGTCGGTCACCAGCGGATCTGGAAAGGGACGCTGCAGGGTTATGAAATCCTCGACGAGGGTAGCTCGATCACCGTCACCGCGGTCGGGGAAAGCCGGCAGATCGACCAGCGCCGCCCGGCGGTCAAGCGGTACACAAACGAATACCAGCAGCGCAAATTCCCAGGCGACCGATTTTTCGAATATCTGCCCAGGCTCACAGAGGTGCCGATCCTTTGGGCCAAGGGGAGGCAGGACCCGCTATGACCGCGTGTGCTCCCGATCCCGATTGGTCCCGACACTGCGGCGATCTCTGGCGGGAGGCCGTGCAGTCGACTGTAGGCCGAGACATCTGCGACATCGTTGGCCCTTCGCCGCGTCGACCTCGTGATTGGGCGGCGATGATGCGCCGCCTTGGTGTTCGATCGCTCCACGAAGTGGTCTGCGCCGTTCATGGCCACCCTGTTCCGCTGCGAGCAGCTCGGCGAGGTGACATCGTCCGCAAAGGCTGGGCGATGGGCGTGTGCAGGGGAGAGCAGTGCGAGTTCTTCGGCGGAGCCATGGTGCCACTGGCTGATGTCGATGCGGCATGGCCCGTTGGCCGCTGGATTTGCGCCGACGATAAAGAGGGCTGATATGGGCAAGGTGGTGGCAATTGTGGCGACCGTAGCCTTGGCGGTCGCAGTGGCTGTCTTTGCGCCGCAGCTGGGCGCACTTTTCCTTGCAGCAGGGGCGAGCGCCACTGCTACGGCTGCAGCCACGGCAATCGCCGCAACCGTTCTTTCACTCGCAGGCGGCCTGCTTATCCAGCAACTCTCACCGAATCCCAGCACCAAGCCGCAGCCGATCAATTATCGCAATGCCAATGCCAGCAGCCACATTCTGATCGGGAAGCGGCGGCAGGGCGGGGTGATGACGTTCTTCCACCCAAGGAAGGTTGGCAGCGATACCTACAGATATTTCGTGTTCGCCAGTGCGGGGCACCGCTGCAAGGGCGTGGCGCGCTGGTATCTGGGGGACGAAGTCGTCACGGTCGATGGTAGCGGCATGGTGACCAGTGGACCATATGCGGGCGCTGCCTGGCTCTGGTTCCAGCGCGGTATGGAAGACCAAGCAGCCAACAGCACATTCGTAGCCGAATGCGACGGCAAGTGGACCAGCGATCACCGGGGCCGGGGCGTCGCTGCGATCTATGCCAAGTTCAAGCTGACGAAGGCCGTGGTCGAGGCAGGCATGCCGACAATCAGTGCCGAGATCGAAGGAGCGGACGAAATCCGTGACCCGCGCGACGATAGCATCGGTTGGACGGACCTTGCCATTCCTGCCGCGTATTGGTGGCTGCAGCTGCCACGTGAGGAAGGCGGCTTCGGCGCGCTTCCGGACGAAATACCCGACGACACCCTGCTGAGCGCATGGACCAATATCTGCGATGAGGACGTGGACCTGGACGCCGGCGGTACCGAAAAACGGTACACGCTCGATGCGCTGATCGAAACCGGTGGCCAGCCCAGCGCGGTACGCGATAGCATGATCGCCTGCATGGCGGGGCAGCACGCCTGCATCGGTGGCGTTTTCTGGATGCGACCTGGTTATTGGGTGCCATCCACTGCGACGCTCTCCGAGCGTGATCTTACCGGCGGCTTCAGCGTGCCTCTGCTGTTGGAGACTGAGCAGTTCGCCACCGAGGTCAGCGGCACCTATTTCGATCCGGACAACCTGTATCAGCCTCAGCCTGTACCGACGCGGGGAGTCAGCGGTACGGATATTGTCCAAGCCGATTACGAGCTGCCCCACATCACAAGCCACACGCGCGGCCAGCGGATACTCGAGATCATGCTGCGGCGCGGCCAATGCCAGAAACGGGTGAACTGGCCGATGAACTTCTCCGGGCTTGCCCACCAGGCGATGCAGACGGTGCAGATCGACACGGCCCGTTATGGCCTGGGCAATTACGCTTTTGTCATCGACGACTGGCAGCTGGACCAGAGCTTTGGCGTGCAGCTGTTGCTGCGCGAGGAGAACCCGGAAATCTACGAATGGTCGACCGAGATCGAGCTGCCAAAGCCGGGCAGCGCGACAGTGGCGACGCCCGATCCAGTCGAGACCGTGGTTGCCAGCGCCACCACAGCAGGCGCCGTCGGCAGTTATGATGCCGCCAAGCTCGCTGAACTGGAATCGCGCCTTGAGGCGCTTGAACCCTAGTTTCTGAATTTCCCGATGAAAGGCCAGTTATGACCACGATCAATGCCATCCTGCGTGATGGCAGCAACGTCGACATGCCCGCGCTCCGCACATATCTGGCGGGTCTCGAGGCTCGGAACGCTGCCCAAGATGCTGCACTGACCAATGGGACTGTGTCGGCGGCGGTGGGCGATCGCGTCTACCTTAGTCAGTCCGAATTGTTCGCGGACCTGGTCCCCGCCGATGGAGAAGCAGCACTCGTGCTTCTCGATCCTGACCCATCGAAGAACGGCCTTTACGTCAAGAACGGCGCGACCACCGCAGGCGACTGGGACGGCCCGTCTGATCTGTTCGCATCGGTCGCAAGCAACGCAGTTGCCGCGTTGGCTGCGGACATCAATGCATCAGTCGCGCGGCTGGAAGATTTGCGCAGCATCTTCGCAAGCTACTCGCTGCTCACATTGACCACCTCTGCCGGTTACTGGGATCTTGCGAATGACGGTGCGCTGGCTGCAGGACCTTGGGAATCTGTCCAGGTCGACGGTGTTCTGGAAGGCGATGCCTTTCTTATCGACGCCGACCGCTTCGGCGGCGCGAACTTTGCGATCGCCCAGCTCTATGATCCCGTGACCGGAGATACGGTCGGTGATCCGCTCGAGCAAGGCGACGGGGATCCCGACATCATCCCGTTCACCGGCCTCGAATACATCGCTCCGGGCAACGGTACGCTGAAAATCTCCAGCTTCGTCAGCAGAACGCCAACTGTCCGGAAATTCATGGTGTCTCAGCAGCGCCAGATTTCCATTGCGCCGCACCGGGGCAAGCTATTTCTGTCTGCTGGCACGTCAATCCAGTGGGGCGGCTATCCTCAGATCGCCGGCGACGTGATTGGTGCTACGGTGCTGAATCGCGCCAAGCCCGCCAGTACGGCGCGCTTCGGTGTCGCGGCCAATCGTTCTGCCAGCGACCCTCATGGCATCGGTGGTCTGGCGGTGTCCGATGTGATGCTGTGCGCATCAGCGACGATCGAGGAAAAGCAGGCCCTGATCGATGACTGGGAAACCACCAGCAGCCTGCTGACCGATGCACCTGAAACGCCGACCAGCGATCAGATCGCCGAATGGTTGGCGCACTGCTGGGAAAGTTTGTACGCGCCGTACTTCGGTACGATCGACGGGCTTTTGTGGGGACATGGTCATAACGACTGGGCACGCAACATCCCCGGCGCCCTACCAGGTGGCGGCGTCACCGGCGATGTCGGCGATATGCGCTATCTGCCCACCAGCCTTGGAACCTATCCTGATCCGCTGACTGGGGTAGGGGCGAATGCGGACCCAACCCGCGATCGCGGCACCTTCCTCGGCGCGTCAAATTACATTTTTGATCAGTTCCGGATCTCGCAGCCCAACCTGCCGATCGCAATCGACTGCCATTACGAGACTGACCGCAAGGGCAACATCGTCGAAGGGCAGATCAAGCTCGCTGGCCTGTGGGGTGCGTTCCTGATCGACAACTACAACGGCAGCGGTGTCAACCAGCAGACCATCCGTGATGCCGATGGCGAGGTGCAGACGGTCGGAGGCAACCCGCTGACAAGCAGCCGCAGCCTGATGGATGATGACCTGCATCCATATCAGGCGCAGCTCAAAAATCGCCTCGGGCGTGGAATGGCAATGCGGATGATGCTCTGGCCCTGCGACGACACGGTCTGAGCGGTGGTCTCCAAAATTGAAGGATTGGGCGAATGACCCCTGAAGCTCTCGCCCTGTTCGGCCAGTTCGGCTTTCCTGGGCTGCTGATCGGATATCTGATCTGGCGCGATAAAAACCAGACCGAAAAGGCCGCCGAGCTCGAGCGCTTGCGGTCGGAAGAGAACAAGCTTCGCACCGAGGCGGACAAGGCTCTGGCGACAGCGCTGGCCGGGCTGACGATCACTATCCAGAATTTCGATCAGAGGTTCAAATGATCACGACCACCAACGACCATCGCTCCGCGATCGAACAGGTACGGATCGAGGCGGACAAGCTGACGCTAGCCTGCAGTGCGATCTGCGGCCCCGTGCCGATCGCGCTGGGTGCCGCGTTCAGCGCCAGCCTCTCCGGACCGCTGCCCACCGCCATCCAGCGCGAGCTCGACCGAACCAAGGGAGTGCGACAGTGACCACGTTCAATCGAAAGCCGGTTTTCGCCGCCGTCATCGACATGTTCGGCCAGCTGCAGCAGCCTCAGGTCGACCGCCTCGATGCTGCGATTGACGCTGGCCTTGGTATCCTTGCACCCGTGCCAGCGCGCCAGATCGGACTTACCTCTGCCGACTTTTCCGAGGTCGCGGGTGCTCTTGGCTGCACTGTCGCGCAGATCCGCGCCGTGTGGGAAGTCGAGAGCGGCGGCGGGTGGTTCACCGACGTGCGCACCGATATTCTTGCATCCGATGGGCCCGGCGGGTTCATCGATGGGCCGCACCTGCCCAAGATCCTGTTCGAAGCGCATATCTTCGATCGCGAGACCGGTGGACGATTCCGCGCCAGCCATCCCAACCTTTCGTCCGCGCGGTGGAACCGGAAACTGTATGTCGGTGGTTCAGCCGAGTGGCTGCGGCTGAACAAAGCGATGCAGCTCGATCGGCGCGCGGCGCTGCGATCGGCATCGGTGGGCGGCGCCCAGATCATGGGCTTCAACCACAAGCTTGCCGGCTTCGACACCGTCGAGGCGTTCTGGGAGGCGATGAAGGTCAGCGAGCGGGCGCACCTGGATGCGTTCGCGGCGTTCATCCGGAACAATAATTTGCTGACTGCGCTTCGCCAGATCAGCAACTATCATGCTGCCTGCGTGCCCTTCGCCAGCGGCTATAACGGCACCGGCTATGCCGCCAACGCGTATCACATCAAGATCGCCCAGGCGCATGCCAAGTGGTCGGCTATTTGATCACAGCTCGCGTTTCGGCAGCTGGTCCATTAGCGTGATGTTGATGATGCCGCGTTCCTTGGGATAGTCGTACCCCTGCAGCGCGCGCAGCATGATCCAGGCGAACGTCTGTCCATCAGCGTTCGCCTCGATCGTCTCGATGCGATCTGGATCGAAGGTCACGATGGCGAATCGGCGGCGCGGCATGCGCCCTTGTTCTCATTGTGTTCTCAATCCGTCAATGCGCCTGCCCGATCATATCGATGGCGCCAACGGCATGATCAATTACCGATCATCTGGGGGTACCGGCGGGGGTATCGACACGCTTTCGACCAGCCGAAAGGCGCGCAAAACTGCCATTTCACTCGATCATTGATCCGGAGGGATTATCCGGATCAATCGCGCTCCGATCAAATGCCGGTCAAGTGCCGAAACAGTCCGATTTCTGCGGTTTTTCCGGGTTCACGAACCATATTCCCGGCACCGGGAAAAAGGGGGCTTCATGCTGACCAATGCCGCGGCGAAGGCCGCGCAGCCGCAATCGCGCGCCTACAAGCTATACGATTCGGGCGGGATGTTCCTGCTGGTGACGCCAGCCGGCACCAAATCATGGCGGCTGAAATATCGCCGCGCCGGCCGCGAACAGCTCAAGACGCTCGGCCGCTTTCCGGACATCAACCTTGCCCAGGCACGCGCTGCGCGCGACCAGGTCAAGCAGGATATGGCGCGCGGCGTCGACCAGCTAGAGCAGCTGCGCTGCTTCGCCGATATCGCCCGTGCCTGGCATGCGCACAATCTTACTCGCTGGTCGTCGGCGCATGCCGACGATGTAATCGCGGGGCTCGAGCGTGATGTCTTCCCGGCGATCGGCGCGGTGGCGATCGGCGATATCCGGCCCAGCGAACTGCTAAAAGTGATCCGCGCCGTCGAGGCGCGCGGCTGCGGCGCGACGGCCTCGCGATTACGCCAGCGGCTTTCGGCCGTGTTTGGTTTCGCGATCGCGCAGGATCTGGTCACGGCCGATCCGGCCGCCCAGCTCGGCCGCGCGATGGCCGGTACCGCTTTGGTGCAGCCACACCCGGCGCTGATCGATATCGCTGAGTGTCGTGCGCTGTTGCAGGCGAGCGAACTTGCCCGTGCAAATTTGCATATTCGTCTCGCATCCCGATTCCTGGCATTGACCGCGGTGCGCCTCGATGCAGTGCGCGGCATGCGATGGGGCGAGATCGAATGGCAGTGCGTCGACACCGGCCGCCCGGCCTGGCGCGTACCGCCGGCGCGGATGAAGCTTGCGCGCAGCAAGAAGGGGGAAGCCCGGTTTGCGCATCTGGTGCCGCTAAGCGAGCCGGCGCTGGCTGTCCTGGTCGCCGCGGCTGAGATCCAGGGCCAGCCAGATGGCAAGTCGATCGATCCGGAGCAGCTCGTCTTCCCCGGCCGCGGTGGCGCGGTGTCGATCGGCCGGGGATCGATGGGTGCGCTGATCGCTCGAGCGGGATTTCAGGGTCGCCACGTTCCGCACGGCTGGCGTTCGTCCTTCTCGACGATCCTCAATGACGATATGGGCCCGGAATTTCGCGCGGCGATTGATCGCGCGCTGGCGCATAGTCCCAAGGACAAGGTCGAGGCGGCATATAACCGATCCGGCATGATCGATCAGCGAACTGCGATCTTCGATCGCTGGGGTGAGCTGTTGGCCGCGTAATACCCGGCCAGGCGCTCGTTTCTAGCGGCGCAATGCCTGTGCCGACTGGCACAAAGCTTGCTCCCTGCCCCCTGGAAAGCCCGGGCGGCACAGCCGCCCCTGCGCGCCGGTGAGGGTTTTCACGGCACTGATGGTTTCACCATCGGGTTCGGGGTTGGGGGGCAGGAAAAGCGCGTGGCGAAGCCACACTATATAACCCTGCTCCCGGTTTCTCTGCGGCTGGAAGATTCGCGCCTGTCCAACATGATAGCTATGGATTTGAGGGTTTCCCCTAGGCGGCCGTCGACGGGGGCGATGTCCTTGAGATATTTCTCGGCCGACAGGGTCTCGACCATCGCGTCCCATTCGGCCTTGCGCTGTTCGCGCGCCCACCGGGCATCGTCGGGCAGTGGTGACCTCCCCATAAGCTGGCGCACCATTGCCTCGACCTCTGGAGGGATGTCCAAGGCGTAGGCGTTGGTGATCTGTTCGACCTGAGGCCCAACGGCGTTGTCGATCGGTCTGCTGCGCCTGATCCAATGCAGGAAACGCGCATTCCGCAATCGCTTCAACGCCGCATGCACGGCGGAATATGATCGGCTGATGGTCTCGGCGATCGTCGCGACTGCTGGCTCGAGCTGACCGGATTTGTAGTCGACGAAGTTCAGGTATAGCGCCTCGAGCACCTCGATCGCTACGCTGCCAAGAGCTCCATTGCGGCAACCCGGGCTGAGCTTCTGCCGAGCGCGGAGCGTCTTGCGCTCGAGCTCCTTCGCGCTTTTCAGCACAGCGCCGGCATAGCGCCTGCCACCGCGCCTGGTCCCGTCCGCAATCGGTCGCCAGAGGCGCTTTTCAATCTGCCCCTCATAGTAGCTGTTGCGCCATACGGGCTGCCCAGTACGCCGCGATTTGGTAAACTCAGCGCCGGATATGACGTCGCCGATTGCGCGGCCCGTTCCTGCGCGTCCCTCTGCAGAAATCGCCGTCATGCCGCGATCTCCCAGAAACAACCAAAGCCGGTGACCCGGCCCCAGCTCTCCCGATGCTTCAGGTGATGAGCGACCCCGGGGGCGATATGCCCTCCATCAGCATGTCTGCCCATGCCTGCGCCAGCTCGCGTCGCCGCGGCAGATAGGCCGCGCGGTTGTACGCTGCTTCCACATCCCCCTTCACATGGGCGAGCATCCGGTCGATGATGTCGGTATCGTCCTCCCGCCCGTGCTGCGCAGCCCACTCGTTCATGATGGTCGAGAAGCTCGCGCGCCAGCCGTGCGGAACGTGGCGACCCCGATACCCTGCGTCGAGATAAAGCTGACTGAGCGTGGAATCGCTTATCGGCGCGCGCCCTATCAACCCGGGAAAAAGCCAGGCCTTGTGCCTGCTGGCGGTCATCGCAGCTTGAACCGTTGCGACAGCCTGGGTTGAAAGCGGCACCAGAAAATCCCGGCGGGAATCGGCCTTCAACGCCTTGGAGAGCTTCATCTTTGCGGCGGGGATGCGCCAGAGCGGCGTTGCCCCATCCAGCTCCTCGAACTCGCCGCGCTCGGCAAGACGTACAACCCCGGGACGAACTGCCGTCAATGCCAGAAAACGGGAAGCCAGCCGCGTAGCCTTCAGCGCATGACTGACGGCATCGATCGCCTTGATCAACTCCTTGAGATCGTCGATCGCCAATATAGCAGGAAAATTCGATTTGCTCGCTGGCGCCAGGGCCTTGCGGATGATCCCCGCAGGGTCTGTCTCCGCCAGGCCGGACGCGATCGCCCAGACGAACACTTCGGACATATGCCCCCGGACCTCGTGCGCCATGGTCTTCGCACCGCGGCGCTCGATGATGCGGATTGTCTCCAGCACGTCTACCGGCGTGATCTGCCCGATCGGCATCTTTCCGATCCTCGGAAAGACGTTCGCCTCGAGGCGCGCAAGTACCTGGCCCGAGTAGCGCGGCGACAAGGTCGGTGCCTTCGCCTTGTGCCAGGACATGGCGACTTCCTTGAATGTTTCGCCGTCCTTTGCGCGGCGTTTGGCCAGCTGCAGCGTCGTTCCCGGGTCCCGCCCAGCCAGCAGTTCGGTGCGCGCGCCGTCGCGGGCGCGCCGGGCATCCTTCAGCGACAGCAGCGGGTAAGGGCCGATCGTCAGCTTCTTCTCGCGACCCTGCCAGCGATACTTCCATTTCCAGCTTTTGCCGCCGGTCGGCCGGATCGCCAGATACAGGCCCCCACCGTCGAACAGACGAAGCTCGCGCTCCGCTGGCTTGGCTGCCGCGATCGTCCGTTCGGTGAGCAAATTGGTCGCGATGAGAAGCCCCCACTGAGGCCCCCGCGTCGCAAGCCCTTCGCTGCGACTCGCTGTCCTCGACTGGCACAATGTCTTTACATTCCAAGGCGGAATTGCAAGGCCGGTGTCTTGCACCGGCAC